GGGTATTAAATTGTTTTAGATAAAACTGGGACATTTTTTCCCCTACTATTTGAGAGTATAAAATAAAACATAACACTATGTCCTTGAACTTGAACGAACAAACCAAATCCCAAACCGAAACTACCGAACTTAACAAAATGAACGCTGAACTTAACACCGAAGTTGTCTTGACTAAAAACCAGATTGCTTACCAGAAGAAGAAGGCGAAACTTGCGTTAGAGGCGGAAGCGAAGAAGAAGGAGGTGGGTGAAAATGCTACTATGGAAATGAATGATATTAATGTTGCCTCTGTTGAATTGATAGACGAGGAAGTTGAGACTGAGGAAGTTGAGACTGCGGAGAGTGATGATGAAGTTGAGAGTGAGACCAGTGAAGTTGATGAGAGTGAGATTGGCGACGACGAGACCGACGAGGGTGCCTTCATTAGTGTTGATAATGAAGATGAAGACGAAGACGAAAAAATGCTGAAGATTTACCAGAAGAAAGTAATGGAAAAACAAATGAAAAAGATGAAAGCGTTTATCATTATTCCGTTGATTCAATTTAGGAGAATATTTACATAAATCAGTTTAAATAGAATTATTATATACAACATATAATATAATATAATGATTCATATTTGTAAATTAGGATTTAGTAGCCAGGACAAGTTAAAGGTTTATATTAAGGAATTATTGGTGCGGATTGGAGTGTGTGACAGCGTTAAGGAGACAGAATATTACCAGTTCATGTATGATTTTTGCAGTAGACACCCCGATAAGAGCAAGATGGTTGATGTTGTAGATATCCAAATAGCAAAGGAGTATGACTATTTTAGACTGTTCTTAATTAAATCAGATAATGTTGTAGAAGACATTTCAATTAAGAAGTGTGTTACAGGCAGGGAAAATAGCCCGAACGAGAATTTCAATATAGCCTTGCGGTTGTCTGTCCTACCGCAGATTATAGCGTTTAGGCAGACAGCAGATTTATCTAGGTGTGCATTGTGTGAAAGGTTGTTTAGGGATAGCGGGAAGGTGATTCATGTAGACCACTATAAACCGCAGTTCCATACTATTGTAGCTCAGTTCAAAGAGAAATTTAACCCCATTTTGCCTGTGGAGTATTTTAAAGGGCAGAATGGTTATCTAGGGTTTCTAGGCGAATATAAATTATTAGAAAAAGAATTTGTCCTGTACCATGCGGAAGTTGCGACATACCGCGTATTATGCCAAAGTTGTAATTGCAGTAGAAGCCGAGATGATTGAAATACAATTAAACATATAAATCCTAATATAATATACATGATTCCAGTGCTTCTATCTATGTGGTGCTATGCTTCATACAGCGTTAATCCGCTGATTACATACAGTTTATGGTATATAATTCCAGTCGTTATTAGTATCGTAAGATAAATCAATATTTTTTATATATTTTGTTAAATATATAAAAACATAGTGCTAATATAATATATTAATGTCGTTGAATTTTGAAGGTACTGGTGCTATATTAGCCACTGTTAAAGACAACCCTTCGTTAGATAAGAAATTTATTTCTGTGAGCACGAGCAAAACGAGCGAGACGGGGGATTTGACGTTCCCTGCTATTAAATTAAGTGTTGGCACATTCCAGCCAGTTCCTAATTTTAATTCGGAAAGATCTGTTAATTATATCGTGGGTGCGAGTGGTAGTGGCAAGTCATACTATATAAAACAATGGATTAAAGAGTATAAGAAAAAATACAAGAAGAATGGCGTTTTTTTGTTTAGTGCGTTGAGTGAAGATGTTACTTTAGATGAAATCAAACCACAGCGAGTATGTCTTGACGATGAATTTATTAAGGACAAAATTGACTTGGAATTGTTTAAGGATTCTCTTGTGGTGATGGATGACACGGACAGTATAGCGAATAAGGCCTTGAAGATTAAAGTATATGATTATCTGAAGCAGATGCTCAACCTAGGAAGACATTTTAACATCTCACTGTATGTAGTCAATCATACAGCGATAGGGACAAGAGCAGAGAGCAAGAGTATATTGAACGAGTGCCATACGATAACATTTTTTCCTGGAGGATGGAATCGGCAATTGGCATATTTGCTACAAAATTATGCAAGTTGTGACACCAAAGCATTACAAAAAATCAAAAATATGGAATCACGATGGGTCACTATCTATAAAAATTATCCCGCAGTGCTGATAAATGAGACCGAGGTCATGCTCATGAAACTTTTAAACTCGGACTAATATGGAAAAATTGAATTATAAATATAATAAAATAATATAGCATTTAAATGACCGATTTTTCGCAGGGGAAAATTTATAAACTCGTGTCTGATAAAACTGACAAGATATATGTTGGGTCTTGTGTGGACAGATTGAAATCAAGATTTAACGAACACAAAAGTGAAAGTAAAACGAATATCAATACTTGTTCCAGTAGAAAATTATTCGTTGATGGGGCAACCGTTTCAATTGAGTTAATTGAAGATTTTCCGTGTGAGACAAAAAAGGAACTTGAAATTAGAGAATTGTATCATATCATTAATAGCGATTGTATAAATACTAATAAACCATATATCAGTGATTTATTATATGGGACTGCTGAATGGAAGAAAGAGTATTGGGATAAATATTATGCTAATAATAAAGAAGCAATTTCAAAACGGATAGCAGAATATCAAGCAAAAAATAAAGAAGCAATTTCAAACCAGAGAGCAGAATATCACGCCGATAATAAAGAAGCGATTTCAAAAAAGAATGCAGAATATAGAAAAAAAAATAAAGAAGCAATTAATAAACGAGCAAGAGAGGCATACGCCAAAAATAAACTAACCGCTTCCCTGAACGTCAGTAATGCTTAGTGCCTCTAAACAAACTGATTCAGGAGTCTTGTCGCTTAAATTAACCTCCGTTGCAACCGATATAAACGACTGATATTCCAATTTCTTACATGCCCAAACCTTCCGATAAGCCCGAAGCTTCTCAACCATCCGTTCCGTTTCTGCTTCGCTTGGTATGTCATTATAGCATTGTAGGCACAGAAACGTCAGTTTGGCGTGATTTATATAGCACGATTTAGCGTCAGGTACACAACACTCACACATCTCGCATTTAGCTAACAGTTCTGTCTTTTTTTCTAATTCTTTCTCGTATTGAACCATTATATTATATTATACATATTATTATTTAAATAATTTACTGTATAATATATATAATGAGTTCATTTGTTTCTAAACTAGCGGACGATTTAAGGACGAAGGGATTATCTGAATCAAGTATTACTTTATACATCCGCAATCTTAAGGCAATCAACGGCGGTGAAGATTTCGCTAATTTAAATTTTTTGAAGAAGGTAGATGATGTGACCGCATTTTTAGCAGGATTTAAACCATCTACTCGTAAGTCATATATTGGATGTATTATCAGCGTATTAGGTCTGTACCCAACCAATAAACCGCTAACAAATCTAAAAAATAAATATTATACGCTGTTTAAGGAAGCGAGTGAAACGCTAAATAAGACAGCGGGAGAACGATCAGAAACACAGAAGGCCAACTGGATAGACTGGGCGGATGTAGAAAAAGTTTGGGAGGAGAAGAGAGCAGAGATTGGCGACATTATGGCTAGACCAGTAAAGAAAGGCAAGAAGGTAGTTCAATTTACAATCACCGATGCGGAATATACTAAACTGCTAAATTTTATGGTGTTGAGTTTGTATGTGAAGACTGCACCACGCAGGAACGAGGATTACACCCGCATGTATATTAGCACAGATGGGTCAGGTGTTGAAGATACAACGAAAAATTGGCTGGACGTGGAGAATAAGCAATTCATATTTAATCAGTTCAAAACGAGTAAGAAATATCCGTCGCAGAAAATAGATATTCCAGCAGAATTGATGGATGTAATACAGTTATATTTAAAGTATTATCCTAAAACGGTTGAGACGGGCGATAAGTTTCTCGTATTCGCTAATGGTTCGCCACTTGAAAGCATTAATATAATAACACGAATACTCAACAAAGTTTTTGGGAAAAATGTTGGCTGTAGCATGCTCCGTCATTCGTATCTCACTAGCAAGTATGGGTCAGTGAATGCAGAAAAAGAGAAAGATGCAGAAAATATGGGGCATAGTGTGGCGATGCAATCTCAATATGTATTACCGACATAAATTGATTTAAAGTGATTACAAAGTATTATAGTATAATAATGTCTCGTAAATATGAAAACGCCAAGATTTATAAACTCGTGAGCAACAAGACAGCAGACGTGTATATCGGCAGTTGTCTGATTACACTTGCTCGGCGACTGGGGAAGCATAAGGGTGATTATAATTCGTGTTCTTCAAAGAAAATGTTTGAAGTTCCAGATGCTATAATCACAATCGTATTGATTGAGGCACTGCATAATTGTAAGAGCAAGGCTGAGATGAAGGCAAAAGAACTCCATTATATGACTACAATGCAATGTATAAATGTCAATCGCCCTTTTGTGACTGATATTCAGTTGGTTGGCGGCGATGATAAGGAGTGGCAGAAGGCATATCGTGAGGCCAATGCTCCAGCGATTAGAGAAAAATCAAAAGAACATTATGCGAAAAATGCCCCAGCGATTAGAGAACGGAAAAATGAATATCAAGCCATACCAGCTAATAAAGAACACGCAAAGGCGTATTATGCTATACCAGCTAATAAAGAAAGACAAAAGGCATACGCACTAGCAAACAAAGATAAAATCAATAAACGGAAAAGAGAGCGATATGCCAGAATTAAGGAAGAAGCACAGCGAGAAATAGAGACACAATCCCCGCTATTACTCACGCATAGTAAGGAACAAACACCGTCTGTTTGATTTTGTTATGCCACATTGGAAACCACACCCACCGCAACTTACTTGGTTTGAAAACCATTTCTAAATATATATAAAATTATACGTTTATATATATCTATAATGGATGAATCTGATTTCGTTGGAGGCAAACTCGCCGTGAAAGACATCAAACGGTTCATTAATTCCGCCCAGTTCAAGAAGCAAAAAACGAGACCAGACGCAGATATCTCTGGATACCGATTAGACCCAGCACTATCTACAGATGAGTCTGTAGTATATTACAGCCCCGAATTAAATCATGCCGTCCATAGCATACGGGCTACAAACGGTACTTTAAAAGACTGGGCGAACAACGGCGTTTATCTAGCGTCTCCGTATGCATATCGGCAACTCCCGAGATATAGAAATGCCGTCAAAACACAGACACAGATGGAGCAGAAATATCCCACATCAAAGAAGAGTATAGTCACCCATTCGCAGAGTGGTATTATGGGGCGATATCTAGCAAAGGATAGGCCAGAAACCGAAATTATACAATTAAATCCAGCGAGTAGTTGGAAAGACAATACAGTTAATGACAACGATAAAAATGTATATACAATTAAATCAACAAAGGACATCGTTAGTTCGTTTCATAAAAATAAGCCACAGGATATTATTATACCTGGCGAGAGTTTTAACCAAGAAAAAGAACATGATATAGGATTATTAGATAGATTAGACCCCGAGCAGATGGTAGGGTTTGGATTCACAACGTATAGAGACAGATTTAATATTATCCATAATTTCCCAAAAGGCACGTCGCATTCATTGAAAGAAATCGCAGATTTAACGGGATATAAATTAGCAGGACTGAAGGTAATACAAGCGAAGGGTGAAGGGGCGTATTACAGCAACCCGCGATCAGTGCGTCCTACCGTAAATAGTGCAGAGCAATGGGGACGAGCAAGAGTATATGCGTCTATCGTTCCTGACAGTAAATCAGCCCGAATTGATGCAACCCACTTAGTTAAAACTAAATAAATGTAATTATATATAATATACAATATGGAAAAACCGATATTTAGAATTAAGTTGAGTGATGCGAAGAATAAGAAGTATGCGGTGACATACCACAATAAAATAACTGGGCGTGATAATACAATCAATTTTGGCGATAGGCGTTATAAAGATTTTACACAGACAGGTGATGAAAATAAGAAGAGATTGTATCTTATAAGACACAAGAACGACCCAGACGATGATTTAACTACAGCTGGAACATGGTCAAAACTTCTATTATGGAATCACAAAAATATAGACCAAAGTGTCGCAGATATTGAGAAGAATTTTGGAATTGAAATACGATTAGGATAATCAAATAATATAAATATATAAATATATAACATACTTATATAATATAACGATGAACGTAGATACGCCAACGCAAATTTATGTTGACCTAACCGTTTCTAACAACGACATTGGTCTTAATCAGTCGCCTACGCCCCTACAATTTTATACTAGGCGTGATGCGGATTATATTTTCAAACCGAATGAATACTACGCCTCAGTCGTTAGATGGTCTATTGATTGCAGACTCCCGATGATTGTGCCTCAAATTCCACTTGGTTCGCCTTATCAGACAGACGGTGCTGGTAATTATTTCTGGCCTACCGTGTATTATGTGAGTATCAAGCTACAATCTGGAGCGTATATCCAACAAAATATCCTGTTCTATCCTGAAACAACCAATCCACAACAAACCCCGCCGATTCCCGTTGTCACGAGCGTCAATCAGCTCTACGACACCCCCTATTTTTATATTAGCAGTGTGAGCTGGTGGTTGTTTCTCGTCAATCGGGCAATTCTTACATGCTACAGCAACTTTATAATAGCAAACCCAGGCGCTTCTTCAATCGCCCCAGTTATTGAATACAATTATGATGGAACGTTCAATATGGTCGCACCATCTACGTTTTTGAACACACAGGCGGGTGGAACAGTTCAGGCGTTCCCGACACAAATATGGTTCAATAGTCCGCTCTATACCCTCTTCCAATTTCCAGCACAATATTCTTATATAGCAACACTACCACCCTTTAATGCCGACAGTCGTCTCAACTATCTGATTCTATTCAACGCACCGTTGCAGACGGTCGTTGTTGGATTAAACACACTCAACTATACGAAGACAGAGACCCCGTCCCTCCAATTCTGGTCGCCGTTATCTAGTGTCGTGTTCTGTAGTCAGAGCATACCAGTAGAACCCACGAACCAAATCCCAACGATTGTTTTAGGCAGTAGTACAAATACAGCAGGAAGTGGAATTAATAACAACATAGCGGTTGCTAATATTATCAGCGATTTTGAGGTTAATTTAGTCAAGGGATTTGAAGGGCGAACCATCAACTACTATTCCCCACCTGGCGAATATAGGATGTTAGACATAATTGGAAATAGACCATTAAGTGAGCTAAATGTGGTTGTCTATTGGCGGGACAAACTCATAGGAGGGTTGCATCCAATTGTATTACACAGCGGAGGAGCGGCATCTATAAAGATTCTCTTTAGAAAGAAGAATTTTTTTAGCGAAGGATTATAATTTAGGAATAATTTAAAAAATAGATATAAAAATAAAATCCTAACACATATATATAATGAGTTCAGCAGTAGAAACATTTCAAATGCTTGACCCACGTCTCGCCGTATCCGATAATGTTCGTTATGCTGTTGAAGTAGGGTCTCAGTCCCAAAATCAGCAGGTGTTCGTATCCCAAACCGCTTCTACATCCCAAGTCACTGCAAATTGTCTTATTCCTTCTCTCCAAACCGTCATTGACCGCAACGTCCGCATCCGCACTACATTCACAATTAGGGTCACAGGTAACAACGCAGCAGGAGCTGCCGCACTAATCAATTATCCTGCCAATTTGGTGTTTAGTCCCTTTCCATTTTCGCAAATGGTGCAGACTCTGACCTGCCAAATCAATAACACGTCAGTAAATAGCAATTATGAGTCAAATCTTGCCCTTATGCTTCGTCAAATGGACCAAAGCGATTTAGCAAAGTATAGTGATTTTGCTCCATGTTCGTTGGACTACTACCAGCTACCTGGCGTAGCAGCCGCACACGGCACACTCTCCGCATTTAATAACGCAAATCAAACCGCACTGGGTTATGATGTCAAGTCTCGTGGAACGTTTCTTATTGATAGCATTGCTGGTGATGTTGCCGCAGCTGGTGTGCAAACTGTGGATATTACAATCACTACAACAGAACCTTTGTTCATTTCTCCGTTTTTGTTCGGCGATGGTCTGTGTGAAGAAGCGTCTGGTTTATCTGGTGTGTCGTCAATCAATTTGAACTTCAACATTGGCCCATCGCTCGTTGGTCGGGCTTTCACAATAGTCCCTTTAGATGGGGCGGCCGCCAATACAATTACGTCGGCTGTACTTCAAGCTGTCCCCAAGTTTGAAGTGCTGATGACATTTCTCAGTCCCAAGCCTAGTCAATTGATACCCCTCACAAACTGCTTACCGTACTATGAGATGCCATCATATAAGACAGTACAGGCTCAAACTGCTATAGCAGGTGCAGATTTTATTATGACATCATCAATCGTAAGTCCCAACAGCATTCCTGATTCAGTGTATCTGTTTGTTCGTGACACCAACCAGACTGCTGTACAACGTGCACAATTGAATGAATTCTACTACCCAATCAAGTCAATCGCAATAACTTGGAATACTCAAAGCGGTTTGCTTGCTTCTGCAACGCAACAGACACTATATGAGATGTCAAAGCGACGAGGTCTTAAAATGGACTGGCCACAGTTTCGTGGCGACGCATGTGGTGCAGGTGGCACGAACACTGTGGTAAAGGTTCCCACTACTGGAGGCATTATTTGTCTATCTTTCAATAAAGACATTCCAATTCAAGAGCAATATTACAGTTCTGGAAGTCTTGGTTTGTGGTCCTTCCAGGCACAGGTCACCTGCACTAACACCACTGCGGCGGCGTTGGCGGCTTCAACAGAACTTGTTGTGGTGTTTTTCCAATCTGGTATCTTCCAATCAACTTCTGGAAGTTCATCGCAGTATATTGGTGTCCTTAGCAAGGACGAAGTTCTGCGAGTCAGTCAGGAGCCCTATATCACCCATAACGAACACCTCCGACTGGTCGGAGGTGAGGATGCATTCTTGGGTAGTATGATGAAGGGGTCTGAAGGAAAAATGAAGGCACTTGTAAAGAATGCTCTCGGAGATGCACTGGAAGCGAGCGGTAAAGGCATGTCGGCAGGCGGCGTTAGTGCTGGGCGGCGTGGTCCCAGAACTTATTAAGTTTTTAGTTTATAGTTTAGGATTTAGGATTAACATATATAAAAAACAATTTATAAATATATTGAATATTTATAAATATAATGTCTACTGAAATAATAATATTGGCCGTAACTGGAATAACGGCATCACTGTTATACATAAGCAAACATTTAGTTACGAGCGAATGTTGGAGCAGAGACAAATGTTGTTCCATTAAATTACGGTCAAACAGTTCTAGCGTTATTACGCCGCCAGTAGAATCACCGATGAATTATAGTAGCGACCATGCTCATACCAAATTCAAGTCTTCTGTTGAACCTGCCATTATCTCATCTGTGATTTGATTTCCATTGTTTGCGAATTCGCCGTGTAATTCAATCGTTTTAATATCTCTATCAATAATTGCCTCTTCAAGGGTTTTGAAGCATTTAGAATAATCTTTACCTTTTCCAATTCTTATTTGAATCCGAAAAGTTCCATCCGGAGTTATACGGATATTTTTATGCCCTGATGTGTTATCTTTGTGTTTCCCCATATTCCTACTATTTTCTTGCCTTGTCGCTCCTCGTAAATTATCTAACGAATTATCTATTTTAATTCTGTTTTTATGATCCACTTCGGCAGGCATTTCCTCTCCAATTTTTAATTTAAATGTTTGATAAACGAGACGATGAACTAATAAAGTTGTCTTTATTTTATTATTCGTTAATCTTATCTGAAAATATCCATCTTTATCTAACCACTGCTTCATAACAATTTTCCTCTTTTTACTATAAATCTCGCCTTTATCATTTATCGTATAATCTGGATATCCAATAATATCGGTCATATTTATACATATAAGTTTCAATACATTGACAATTCAATTTTTAATTCATATAAATATATAACATATTATTATAATATAATGTTTGCGACTAAATATAACGACAAAATCGCCGAAGCATGCCTCGCATTAAATCGTCGCAAAATTGACAATTTAGAAGGAATTGAAACTGGCGACGCTTTTGAAAATATCGCCAAAAGTGAAGGTAGCCAAAAAATGGAAGGTGGTCGTAGAAACAAGCGTAAAAACACTCGCCAAGAGGAATTTGATGCGGTATCAAAAATGGATATTCTCCCTAGAAATACCAATCTGCCTGATAATTCAAAATCTACTCTCAACTCAAATCGTTATCTGCCTATTAAGCAATCGGGTGCATTTCAAACTCCCAATACCGTTTTACAATTTTATCATACGGGTGGAATTCAAGGCAGTGGAATAGGAGAGGCAGAAATTGAAAAAATAGAGGGCGGAAACCGATTCGTTGGATGTGGCGAGGACGACCGTGATGTAGTGGAGAATCTATCAGGGCGAATGAGTGAGTTATCTGGTTTTGGGAAACCTTCTATGTTTAAGTTGCTGAATAAACTGAAGAAGAAGTTAAAAGGGCGTGGTTGGATGGATTCAATTATGTCTGGCCTAAATCTCGTTTCCAAGCATTTGCCGACTATTATAGAACATGCGCCGACAGTGTTAAAACATGCTGGTGATGTAGCGTCGTTTCTTGGATTTGGCAAGAAAGGCAAGAAGGCAGTTTTAGATACGAAACTGATTGAACACTTAGCTCAGATTGGTGCAAAGGAGTTCAAGGTTGGCGGAAATATGTATGGAATGTTGGACGAATTGCTTCCATCAAAAACTGGCAGTGGAATTTTCGGTAGTTTGCTGGGAATGTTTGGATTAGGAAAACACGAATTGCAAACTGTAAAAGGAGCGGGGATTCTTAGCGGATTGCTGTCGCAGTTTGGACTAGGCAAACCTTCTGTTGATAGTATTGAAGGGCGAGGTATTTTGAGTGGATTGTTGTCGCAGTTTGGACTAGGAAAACCCGATTTGGAAGGCTCAGGAATCCTCAGTGGATTATTGTCGCAGTTTGGATTTGGCAAACCTTTCGGCGATGTAGATTTAGGGTCTGATGCGAGATTTTTATCACACGGCGAAGGTAAGGTGAGAAAAATTCGTCGCTCCAAGAAGGGAGGATATGACATCAATATTACACCGCCATTACCTGTTGTAGCACCAATTGAAGACCTCCGTGGAACGATTAGACCAGAAGTTGAAGGTGGAAAAGCGAAGCTGTCAAAGGCGAAACTTCGTGGTCTTAAAGTTGCCAAGATAATGCGAGAACAAAAAGTGCCATTGGGAGTTGCGAGTAAAATTGTAAGCGAAGGCGTGAAGAAACATGGTGGCGAATTTTTTGATGACGTTTTTGACGGATTCCTCAGTATTTGGGACGCTGGAAGTGAAATAGCGAAACTTGCCAAACCGTTTATTAAAGGTAAGGGCGAAGAGGAGAAATTAGTAGAAGGAGGTGCTAAACTATCAAAAGCGAAACTTCGTGGAATGGCAGTTGCGAAGATAATGAAGGAACGAGGAGTAAAATTGGGAGAGGCATCAAAAATCGTTAGCGAAGGCGTGAAGTTAAAAGGGATGGGATTTTTCAATGATTTGTTGGATGGTTTTAGCAAAGTAGTTGATGTGGGATTGAAAGTTGCTCCATTATTTATTTAAGAAATGTATAAGTTATATAGTTCCTTTTAATTTTTATAACAAAATAAATAATTATATAAATATATAAACCTATATTACAATATAATGCCTGCAATTCCAATGTTTGACTTCAACAAATTCAGGAACAGTGAAATTTTGAATGAAGAAATTCTTGATAATCAAGGGGCGCAGGAGTTAGCGAGGAAACTCATTCAAACATACGCATCAGATAATGCCAAGTCCAACGCAATCCTCCCGAGCGACAGCGAACAAATATCGTTGGACCGCTATTTAACAGGTTTTTTGAATTCTGTTGTATATGAATATGGTGGTATTTATTCTGGGCTTGGATTCAATCCCGAAGAACTAATAACTCGTTGGAATGCTCTGACAACATTTTTTGTGAATGAAATTAACCCACTGTACGCCTATTATGTCATTGATAAAATTAGTCCAGAAATTGTTGAACGTATCAAAGAAATGCGTGATTGGAATGTCGCTAACGGCGATGATGACGGTAATCTGCGATATGGTTTGAATCAAACGGCCTTGGACTTGTTGTATCGTTATACACAGAACGGAGTTCTCCGACCAATCCCCTATTCTCTTATTTACAGCAGAGATGGCATGTCAGAAGCACGAAAAGTGCGGGTTGATGCGATAGAAGATGAATACAGGGCAGTGCCAAGAATAGTACCAGTAGCCCCAGCATTAGGCGCTCCAGCAGTAGCACCAGCACCAGCAGTAGCACCAGTAGCACCAGCAAGACGACGAGGCCGTCCCCCAGGCCGAAGAGCAGTAGTACCACCAGCGGCAGTAGTACCACCAGCGGCAGCAGCAGCAGTAGCGGCATTACCAGTAGCGGCATTACCAGTAGTACGCAGACGACTACCAGCAGCACCACGACGAGCGCCAGCACCATTTCCTTTTGTCGCGGGGCCTCCTGCAATATTAGGTCCTGCGGGTCCAGCAGTACGCGGACCGAGAGCGGTATCGCCTGATTTAGATTGGGGCAACATGGGATTAGGAAAACCAAGAAAAGGACGAGGTAAAAACACGACGACTAAATTTGCGAAGAAAGACGCGGCACTCGGCCGAACACCTTCTGGCTATACCACATCACAGTCATATCCTTCACGTCTGAGTGAAAAAAACGTAAAGGCGTCATATTCGGGTAAAGGTAAGCCACTTCCCTTCATTGTTTTTTAATTTCAATTTTAATATAACTTTATAACTATATATATAATGGACGTATTAGAGAAAAATAAGATTCCCCAACAGTTGGTGCAATATATCTCGGCATTGAGATATAAAAACGAGCAAATATTCTTTGAAGGTTCGGCAAGTTTGATTCGCAATAATTATAGCGGCGATATAGACCTACAATGCTTTATTGATGCCGACTTGGATTTATATCCCGAGTTTAAGAAAATATTAGACAAGACTGATAAAATTGACAATATATATTTCATAGAGGGCAAGGTTCAGTTACAGGACGGCAAAAAGGTGAGATGGTATAAACTATCTGAGTTCGTTCCAACAATGGTGAAGAATTACAATCTCATTGATTTTATAAAGTTGGATTATGTCTTGCTATTAAACGGAATATTCACTGAACTGTCCATTATATACACGATTAAACGCGATGACAGGGACACACCAGAGGAGATATTAAATGCTATTAAGAAAGATTATAATGGTTATATTGCTGATGGACAGATATTCAAAGCGATGAAACGGCTCTTCACAATCGTAAAAATCACAGACCTACCCGAAGCGAATAGGGTGTTGGAAAGCATGGTTAAAGGTTTATTCAATACAGAGGGTGGAAAATTATACAAGTTGAACAGTGCGTTGAAGGCGATTGTCCTATTCAAGGAGCATTTTCAATCTACCGAAGATAATCGGATTGCAGAGCAAGTGTATAAGAACCTAGGGTATAAGGACGACATAAAAAATATTGATAAACATATCAAAGCGAATGCGAGGATTTATGACGAGGACGCTATGGATTATTACAACGAGAATTTTGAGTGAGATATAAATATAAATTGTAATATAGTATATATGATGAATCTTATAGATTTGATTTTTATAATAGCAGTTATTATTTGCTTTGTAAAAGGAAAGGCGGAGAGAGTAGAAAAACAACCTGATAAGTATTATAGATATCGTGTATGGCTTACAATTCTTGAAAGGAATAAGAAGAATCAATGAATTATTTTTTTAATTTATAATAATATATAAAACCATATTATTATAATAATATAATAATGGAAGAAATTAGTGGTGAAGGACTATTCGCCAGACAAGGCGGTAAATGGACGAAAAGAAAATACGTGTTTAAGAGATGGCTGCCCGTAGATGAATACACGAGATACATTGAACCATTCCTTGGTGGCGGTTCAATCCTACTAGACGCACCGATAAAAAAGGACGCAATAGCGTGTGACACTGACACCAAAGTTATAAGAACGTTCAAGGATTTACAACATCTTGATATAGACGCGTTTGTAAATTATGATTTTGCGCCACACAGTAGAGCAAGATGGAATAGGGAAAGAAAGGAATTGGCCGATAATTACAGCGAGATGACACCCACCGCACGGTTTATTAAGACAATGTATGTGAACAGTCATTCATTCAATAGCAAGGGTGACACATACACAGCAACAAAGAATAACACACTATCTCAATTAAAACGGAACGTCGGCAGATACAAGGACATAGTTAAAGATGTTAAGTTCTTCAAGCAGTCATTCACAGAAACCATACCAAAATACGACAGCAAGAACAGTTTTTTTTATTGTGACCCCCCTTATTATGGAACTGACGCCTCGGATTATGAGACGGGCGAGATAGACCACGAGTCGTTATTCAAGGCATTAGATAAGATTAAAGGGTATTTTTTATTGAGTTATAACGATGCCCCATATATTCGTAGATTGTATAAAGACTATTACATTACTTCATTTAAAAACGTCCAGACACTCTCGGGCGCACAGCCAGGCAGAAGCCAACTCAAGGAAGTAGTAGATTTATTAATTTCAAACTATGAAATAACAGATTAAAACGCCAAAAAAAAACGCCGATTACAACCGATTACAACCGAAAAAACGCCGATTACACTGTGAGAAATAATATACAAGGATATTTTATTAATATAATACACAATGACAACCTTTAATTTGTATAATGCGGATTGTTTAGAGAAGATGAAAGATATATCAGATAAATCAGTAGATTTAATTATCTGTGATTTGCCGTATGGGTGTTTGATTGGTGGAGGTGGTGAGGAGGTGAGGAGAAGAAAAGAGGCAAATGGAGATGTTGGGGGCGTAATTTCTGGTTGTGCGTGGGATATTAAAATTAATTTAGAAGAGTTTTGGAAACAGGTGAAACGCATTCGTAAAAACGATAAAACCCCATGTATTCATTTCTGTTCTACAAGGTATGGATACGATTTGATTAATAGTAATCAAGCAGAGTTTAGGTATGATATAGTGTGGAATAAGATGCGAGGCGTAGGGTTCTTATCGGCGAATAAAAAACCAATGAACGCTCACGAGATGATTTATATATTCAGTAAGAAGGGAGCAAATTACAACCGCATTGATATAGTAGGTGGAGAACCGTTTGTTAAAAAATCAAAAGGGGCAGTTGCAGAACAATACGGTGTAAAAAGAGTTGTAGGGGTCAATACTGGAACACGATGCCCCATATCTGTTGTAGAGAAGTATAATACAGCAGGGCATACTGGAAAACAACACCCTACCGCTAAACCCCAAGACCTATACAAGTGGTTAATTGAGCGGTATAGTAATATTGGAGATACAATTTTAGACCCTACATTTGGAAGTTGTAATAGCGGAATTGTTGCTCGTGAATTAGGCAGAAATTATATAGGCATTGAGAAGGATAAAACATTTTTTGATAAAGCAGTGCTTTCCACTGCTGAATAATCGCTTAAAATATAGCAAACCTATCGCCAAGTGCCGACTTATTAGTTTTTTACAGTATGATTATCGTAGAATTAATATACGATTAATAAACTAAAATAAAATATACCATTATAATAGAAAAATCTATTATAATTTTAATAAATAATTATATAATACTATTATATTATCATTTTTCTATTATAATGGTATATTATTGATTGGTTTATTACTGTTATAATAGAGATTAGTTTATTACTCGTATAATAGTCGCACTTGGCGATATATCTCCGCACATGTTATACTAATATTA